CACCACTCTGGACAACCTTGGATTAGCGCACGACCAGCCAGAAATAGAAAAGTTTATTTACGGTCTTGAACGGTCCCTTGGCGTGGCAGATACCGAACTCCGACCCGCCTACGACCGTTTGGTGCGGGCACTCGGTGACACGGGTAAAGCACAAGACGCCTTAAGCCTCGCCCTAGACGTGTCTGCCGGATCCGGTAAAAGCCTCGAAGCCGTAACCGACGCGATGGGTAAAGCCTACGAAGGAAACATAGCGGGCCTGTCCCGCCTCGGTGCCGGTATCGACGCCGCAACAATCAAAACCGGCGACATGCAAGTAATCACTCAAGTACTGTCTGACACGTTTAGCGGGCAGGCCACAGCATCCGCCGACACGTTACAGGGCCGCATGAGAGTATTAAAAACAGCGACGGACAACCTAGCGGAATCATTCGGTAAAGGCTTACTCACCGGGCTTACGGACGCCACTGAGGGTACTAGCGACATGGTTAAATCCATGGAGAAACTAGAACCTGCACTCGAAGACTTAGGCGAAACCGTTGCCGACGTCGTCGCCTCGCTTGCGATGCTCTACGACGGTTTCATGTTCCTTAGGGACATCGAGAAGAAAGTCAAGACGGAGACCGGGTTACTCGGTGACGCGTTCAGTTTCGTTAGTGACACGATTAACCCGTTTAGTCGCGTAATGAACGCACTCGCTCAAGCGACAGAGGAAACGGGCGACGCTGCTTTAATAAGCGCCGACAAATTAATTGTTTTTGCTAACGCAGCCAAGAAAACCGCCGACGGCCTCCCCTACTTCCTCGGCGGCCTGAGGGAAGTAGAAAAGGCCACAAACGAGCAAACCGCCGCAAACGTCAAAGCGACCGACGGCGTACTGACCCTTGCCGAACGTCAAGCGGCATACGAAAAGATATTAGAGGGAACCGAAGACACAATACGAAACTACGGGGGCTCGACCGGATCCGCGACCGTCGAAGTAGAAAAACTAACGAAGTTTCAGAAGTTCCTAGAAAAAAGCACCGAAGACGTCGGCAAGGCAATTGCCTCGACTGAGGCATTACTCAGCACTCAAATACAGAGTTTTAAGGACGCTAAAAACGCCGTAGCCGACTACGCCCTAACAATGCAGGGGAATCTACTATCCGGTATTGACCTGGGCTCAGCCTTTACGGATCAATTCGATGAAGAAGGCAACAAAACAGGTGTGGCCCTGGTGGATGCTTTTAACGCTCAAATAGCGGAGGCCGAATGGTTTGGCAACGTCCTCGAAGGGTTACAAAACTCTAAGGTAGATCAGCGGCTTATTGATTACATGGCGGGATTGGGCCCGGAAGTTGGTGGGGCACTCGGTCAAGAGATGTTAGGCGATAAAGGCTTATTGGGCACAATTAACGAAAAGTTTGTAAACATTCAAGACAAAACGAAAGAGCTTGCACTCGGTTTAGTGCCTGACTTTATGAACGCCGGTGTCGAGCAGGCCGCCGCGATGGTCGTCGGGCTTGCCAACCAACTCGACTACGAACGCGAAACCCTAAAAAAATTGGGTAAGAATATGGCTAAACCAGTCGGTGCAGCGTTCAAAACCCAACTCGCTAGTGACGTGGCCGCAGCGGTTCGTAACGTCGAAGCGGCAGCCACAGCGGCCCGAGCCGAGAAAGTAGCGGACGCAACAGCCGCCCAACAACTAATAACCGATCAACAGGTCGCCCGGGCTATCGCCAACGTGATCCGCAACTCGGACGCCCGTAGTGGCGCCGTCGTGACCCCGGTGCTCACATGACACTTGAAATCACTCTGGCCGGGTCGGTGATCGACCTGGACTTATTTGAGTTTAACGTCACGGTAGCCCACGGTCGCTCAGATGTGACCTCGAGCCCGACGGCCTCGAACACGCAAATTGTGCTACGGGGCGACACGGGCCCGCTACTGGAACTAGCCGACACGGTGGCAATATCCTTCGATGGTGTCGATAGGTTCACCGGTGCGATTAGTGACCTGAACGTGTCATTCATTAGTACGGGCACCCCGACCGCGATCACGACGATTACCGCAATGGGGAATCTAGCCAAACTCGGTTATACGGATGTCGGGGCCTCGGGTTACATTGAACAAACAGCACGGCAACGGGTCGAGGGAATCCTTGACGCCACTGGACTCGACTACCTCAACGCAGGCGACCCCGATATTACCCTCTACGCGATCCTCGAAGCCGACGCGCAACCCTCTACCGCACTCGACGCCCTCGGTCGTATCGCTCAAGGAACGGGGGCCACGTACTACGACGACCCGACGGGCCGAATCATATTTGAGGACTACGGGAACCGGGGCTCGACAACATTCGCCGGGATATGGGCTAACCAGGTCGGCACCTGGTCGGAGGCCGAAGGCACATGGGCAGACTACCCGCTATTCCCACTCAGTTTTAACCTCGAAGCGCCAGGGGTTATCTTCGCCCCGACGTGGTCTAAGACTTTGACGCCCCTGATTAACGACGTCACAGTGACCTACGGGCCGGATCTGTCAGTGACCCAAACGGATAGCGCGTCGATTACTCAATACGGGCGCCGTGAGTACCGGCTCGACACGGACATTAAAACGATAGGCGACGCGACGACTCGGGCCGCGGGGATCATGACCGCGCAAGCGAACGGGCTTTGGAACCTCGGCCAAATATCGGTGCTCGTAGACCAACTTGATGCCGACGACACGACCGCACTACTCGAGCTCGTATCCGGCAGCCTAGTAACCTTGACGGGCCTGCCGGCTTCGGGCCCGTATTCGTCCTACATTGGTATCGTCGAGGGATGGACAGACTCCTACAACAACGGCCAACACGTCCTAACGTTATCCATCAGCGACCCTAGATTCTCCTATCAGACGCTAACATGGGGAGAAGTAACAGCAGACTTAACGTGGAGCGCCGTGGACGCAGACGCGGCATGGTTCGAAATAGTGTCCAACGATTCATTAGTAGGAGCGTGAAAAATGGCGACAACAGCAGCAGGCACACCATATGTAGAGGCGTCGGATCTTGTAGCGGGTTATCCGGCCGTGAGTCTGTCCCTCGCGAACCATATTGATGGACTCGACGGCGGGAAAGTGTTACAAGTAGTGTCTGTCACTAAAGTGGATGCGTTCACAACCACTAGCACATCTTTCACTGACGTAACTGGGCTAGCCGCTAGTATCACGCCTTCGGCTACTGACAGCACGATCCTTGTCCTAGCAAAAATAGCAGTAAACCCAAGGGGAGCCGCAGTGGGTTATATTCAACTGTTGCGCGGGGCAACTGTTATCGGCGGCGGGACAGCGGCGGGGAGCAGACCCTCGGCTATGAGCACGTTTTATACCAGAGACACAATCGCATCAACTGACCTCGGAGTAAACTTCGTTGATTCACCCGCGAGTGTCGCTAGTCAAACCTACAAAATACAGGCAAGAGTTAGCGGATTCACCCTTGGCATTAACACGTCATTGGAAGACAACAATGATGCTGTTCGATCCCGAACGTCAAGCACGATTACATTGATGGAGATAGGCGCATGACCGATATAGCATTTGCCCTTACTCATTCACACCCAAAATCGGAATGGAACTTGGACGGTGACGACTACACCGGTTTAACGTGGCTATCTGACACACCTAAACCGACAGAGCAAGAGATAGACGCCGCCTACCCGCTAGCCGTCAAAGCCCTAGCCGATAAGGAAAAAGCCCGACTCAAAGCATTAAGCGACGCCCGAGACTTCGCCCTATCCCTCGGGTTCACCGAGGCTATGCTCGCAGTCATGTACCCACAATTGGAAGGCGCATAATGTCCGAAATAGATCAAGAACTACACATTGACACGCCGGCCGAGCCGGTTAAGAAGAAGCCAACATCATCGAAGCACCCTAAAGTGGCTACCGAAACTGAACGCGCACGGGCTATTGTCCGAGCCAAACTTAAAGGGTAGAACCGTGGACTTTGGGGACATTGTCGGACTTATAGCCACATCATTAGCCGCGCTCGCAATCATGGGAACTGGCCTAGTGTGGCTCATCCGCAACGTCGTACGGGATGAGATCAAAAAAGCGACCCTCACAATACAACCGGGCTTCCGTAACGGTGGCGAATCATTGGCCGACGTTGCCGCGAAAGTCGACCGGATCTCCGAGAAGTTAGGACTCTGATATGAAGCATTGGCTCGCAACAACGTGGGA